CGCTCGAGTGTTCTCTTCCGGGGTGTTGTCGCGCTCCTCTGCTTTCGCAAAGTTCACGAGGGAGTCGAGAGCGTCAACGCGCTCCGCCCGGGCTTCCTTTAATTGTTGGGGGGTCTTCATTTGTGAAGGGTTTTAAAAATGTGCGCCCGGCGGATCCGGTCGCGTTGTTTTTGTATGCGGTCGCGGTGGGGGGTTTTCGCGCCCTCTGCGTGGTTTTCTCGGTCTTCCTGGACCTCTGGGTCCGGTGTGGTTGTTTGGTTCGCTCCTGTGGCCTCCAGTGAGCGGAGAGCGGCGGAGGCGTCGGAGTAGGCTCCCAGCGTCACGACGGAGACGTCGATCAATCGGCCGACCTTTGAGATCGTGCGGGTCTCCATCTCGTCACCTTCGGATCGGCTCCAGGACTCGCCGCCCTGGGCGATCGTAAAGGCGAAGGACGCCTCCCGGACGATCCCGCGCTCCATCAGTTCGAGGAGGTCGCGGCCCGTGGTGGTGTCAGGGATTGGGAAAGAGTAGCGGAGGCCGTAGTCGTCGACGGAGAGTTCCAGGCCGGCCCCGACCTTCGCCAGTGGGCGGAGTTGGTCGTGATTGAATAGGGCGACGACTGGATCCTCGAGACGTCCCTCGAAGGCGGACCGGGCGATCTTCTCCTGGAAGGGGCCCGTCCGGGCCTGGATCGTCGTCGGGGACTCGAACACGGCGGCGTATCCTTCGACGCGGTGTTCCTTGTCGTCTTCGTGGTATCTGATCTCGATCGTCTGGGCCTCGGGTGTGAGATATCGGCGTTCGATTTCTTTCATCGTTTGGTGTTTTTGTTCCTGGCCTTCAGTGTGGAGGGGGTGCGACTCGGGAAGAAGATCCGTGTCGTGTTTACCTCCTCTGAATTTTTCGTTCTTGAGGGCGTAGAGGAAAGAGTTGACGCGAGCGTGGGCCCATTGCTCCGGAGAGGAGACGGAGGGGCGGACGCTCCCGGGGTTTGTTTTGTATGCGCCGACGCCTCTCTCGAATACGGCGGAGAGTGTCCGGACGTTGGTCCGGTATTTTGGCCCGTCTTCGTTGTGTTCGTCGACTTTGTTCTCGAGAGCCTTCCGGACTGGCCCGGTGACTTCTCGCGTCTCTTCCTGGGGCTCGTCTTCGGCCTTCGGCGTTGCTGGCTTTGCTTCCGGTTGGGTCATTGCCGCCGGTCGGTCCGTCGATGGTTTACCAGGTGCGGGATCGCCGACTCCAGGATCCCCAGGGGGTGGAGTGGATCCATCCGAAGAGGGCGGTCCGCTCTCGTCGTGAGGTTTGGCGAAGGTCAGGAGATACCCGTCCTCGGTCTCCTGGATCCCCAGGAGGTGACGGGACTCGGTGGTCGTCGTGGTGTAGTTGCGTTCCTTCATTTTCTTCCGTAGTTTCTGGATCGTCGACTTCATCGTCGACTCCCCGATCGCCAGGATCACGCCCCATTTGATCGCGGCGACGACGCCGGCGACATTGGAGAGAGTCGGGTCGTCCCCTGGGAACTGGCTCCCGTCCTTGAGGTGACGAGCGGCCCACGCCTCGCGCTCCTTAATCCAGGAGAGGACGCCGCGAGCCTGATCCCCGGCCCGAGCCTTCCCCCAAAGTGGAAAAGCCTCGTTTCCGCGGATGTTGCCTCCAGCGCGCCAGATCTCCGGGTTCTCTTCCTTGAGTCGCTCCGCGAATGCGCGGTCGAACTGGGGAAAAGATGAATTTCCGAGGGCGATCTTCTGGTCGTCTCCTTTGGTTGGGAAGTCAGTCAAAAGGAGCGGGATCGGGATCCCCTTCGGGATCGGGTTCGTCCTGGACTGGTTCTCCAGTGAGAGCGTCCAGGGGTGCAAGGTTGACGGCGACGAGGTGGACGTCGCCTCCTTCGATTGGGTTCAGGTTCTCCAGGCGTTCGCGGGCCTCGTTAATTGAGACGACGCCGGCCTGGATTAATCGGGTGTAGTATTCGCCCGCGTCCTTCACGTTTGGACGGAGGAGGGTCGACATCTGGAACCGGACTTCGTGGTCGTTCTGTTCGGCCTCGGTGATCAGTTTCACGCCGGCCTCCTGTTCGAGTCGTCGAACCAGTGGGCCGATCGTAAAGGTCGCGAAGTGCTTCCCCTGTTCCTCGGTGTTCGAGTACGTCACGCCGGTATCCAGTCCCAGGAGAGCGGGGGGGACTCCCATCGCGAGGGCGATCTGTTCCGCTTGCATCTTTCGCGCTTGTTGCAGTTGGGCGGACTCCGGAGCCGTTCCGACGCGCTCGAACTCGACGCCGTTCTCCAGGATTGCGGTCCGGTGGGCTCCGGCGGGTCCGTGGTTCCTGGAGTGCCAGGAGGACCGGAGCCGCTCGAATTGTTCGTCGGTGAGAGAGTGGGCGGTCTTGAGGATCCCGGAGACATTTCCGCCGCTCGTAAAGAATGACGAGGCGTAACTCTCCGCGGACTTCATTAGACCGATCGCGCGGCGGTGGGCGTCGATTGGTGAGTGAGATCGGAAGGCCTTCACGACGAAGAGTTCCTCCTCGAGATGGACGTCGCCGGTCTTCGTGTTCATATATGCGGGGCGGCCGTTGGGGAGTTCCGCGTCTTTCATATCGGCGGGGTCCAGAGGCTCCAGGGACTCGATCGTCGCGTTCGCGTCCCGAGTGATCAGGACGAAGGCGCGGCCGTAGAGATAGGAGTCGGAGATCACTCTCTCCCAAAAATCGAAGGCGGTCATCCCTTCGATCGGTCTCTTCCGGATCAGTGTCCGGAGTGGATGGTCGACCCGTTCCTGTTGGTCTCCGGTGACTCGGTAGACGTCGACGTCCAGGGACGCGATCGTCTGGGCGATCTTTTGGATACAAGCGGAGACGACGGAGACCTCGAGGGCCGACTTCGGAGAGATCCCTCCGAGTCCGTCGGCGGATCCGAAGACCTGGGCGAACCTGGACGCGGCCAGGTCTTCCCCATATCCGCGGGCCTCCGCTGGGGTGTCGTCAATGGTGAAGAGGGTCCGAACGCGGTCGAGGAATGCCATAGCCGCAAAAATCCGAAAATCCTCCCTCTCTCGAAGTGTCTCCGGGAAAGGTCAGGAGAGGCGGTCCTCTCTTATTCGCTCGAACTTTGCGTCCGGGTCTTCGTGATCTCTCTCGAGTCCAGATCCTTTGCAGTCGCCACACGTTTCCCACTCCGGGAACTCCCAGCCAAAGGGGCCGACCTCTCCCGATCCGGCGCAAGTTTCGCAGGGTGTCGGCTCGTCGTCTTCGTGGTCTTCGTCTGGGTCTTCGTTCACGGGTGGAGGATCTTGTTCTCCACAAGATAGGACCCGTCGGCGTTGACTTGGACGAAGGCGGCCCCGTGGTTCCATTGGTTCCGGGGTAGGTAGTCGGGCGAGAGTTGACAAAGTGCGCCGATCGTGAAGCCGTGGACGTACTCTCCGAGAGCCGTCCGGATCGAGTGGGTGTCCGTCCGGTGGAAGTGTCCACAAAGAGACGAGACGCCAGTCCTCCCGACCAGCCAGCGGGCGGGGTGCTGGCCTCCTGATCCGCGGCCGACTTCGTGGCCGTGGTTAACCAGGAGATCCCCGGCCGTGATGTTCCTCCACTCTTCGACGACCTCGACCTTCGGGGCTCGTTTGCGGAGGATATCCTCGAGGCAAATCTCCGGGAGGTCGGCCAGCGCGGGGGCGTTCGTCCGGAGGTAGCGGTCGAACCTTTGTTCGTGGTTTCCAAGTTTGACGATGATCTTCGCCGACTTGAAGGATCGGGCGAAGATCTGGAGGATCTCGACGGCGACGTTCACCTCTTCCCCAAAACTCCGCGCCCGGGGATCCTTCTCAAATGTGCTTAAATGGTAAGCGTCCAAGAGGTCGCCGTTGACCAGGACGTGGGAGATCTTCCCCTGGTCTCGTCCGTAAGATATCGCCGCGCGAATCGCTTCCGGGTCGTGGAATGGGACGTGAATATCGGAGACGACCAGGATCCGGGCCGGGCCTTTGATCGCGTAGGGTGTGCGGTCAGTTGTGAAGGCGGGCGCGGGGATCTTCATCGTCGGATCGATTTTTCAAGTGTACGCCCGGCGAAATAAGCCCCGCAGATCGTGAGCGTCAGCGTCTCCAGTAGACGCGCGAAAGCGTCCGAGACGTGGAAGTTCACGATCGGAATCGAGTCGAGGATCAGGATCAGGAAGAACAGGACGAGCGTCACGATGAGGGCGACCGGGCGGATCACCTTCGCGAGTTTCGCGTCCCCGTTCAAATCGGCCTCCCATCGTTTGGTCGCTTCCTGGGCGAACGCGATCTCGGCCGCGATCAGGCGGTCGAGTTCCTCGAGGTCTTTTTCTGGGATTGTTCCAGAGGCGACGAGGACGCGCTTCAGGACTCCGAGGGCTCCGCGGTCTGGGATAAGATCGCCGACTTCGTCCAGGAGTCCGGGGGCCTTCCTCGCGAGCCAGGCCCCGAGGGCGGTCTCGCGGATCGGCTTCACTTGTCTTTCTTCCGTTTGGCGTTTGCGGCGGCGGCGGTAGCGGCGAGGGAGGTCACGATCGCGCGAATGTATCCGAGGCCGTTCCCGGTCCATTTAGGATTCAGGGAGACGAGGACGTCGGCGAAGGCGAGGAGGGCGAGGGCGATCTGGGCCCAGTTTGAGAAGATCCATTCCATACGCGCAAGGTCTGGAGAACTTTCTCGGGAAAGGTTTCCAGGTCACAGGTCGACAAAGGACCGGATCCAGGTCCCGATCTCCTTTTGACTCGGGGCGTAATTGTCGACGGGTCTCCTGGCGTTCATCTTTGCCAGCATCTCGAAGGCGTCGAGGTCCTCCTGGGAGAACTGGATCGTCTCGTCCATTAGGTCGGCGATCAGATCGTCCCGGTCGTCGAGGGTCATCGTCGACTCCCCGACGTGGTAGGCGATCCGCCTCCGTCGCTTCATCTGGTCCTCGATCGGGATCCCGTCGAAGACGTCCTCCCACTCTCTCCCACTATCTCCCACGACTTAATCGATCGGGCGTTCGTCCTCTCCGATCACGTCCTTCTCGCGGTAGAGTCCGCAAAGTTTCAGCACGACGCGAGAGAGGGCCCTCTTCTCGGCCATCTCGACGGAGTAGGGGTTCCGGTTGTTTTGTTTTGTGGCCGATCCGAAGGTCTCGATCCGGTGGGTCTTTACGACCTCGCCGTCGGCGTCCTTCTCGTCCATCGTCCCGATTGCTCGGATCACGACGAACTCCGGATCCAGGGACTCGACCAGGAACTCGACTTCGATCCCCTTCACGGCCTGGATCTTCTCGATCCCGGTCCTGGTTACGATCGTGAAGTGATTCGAGGCGAAGACGTCCTCCGGCGCGAGGCCGTGAGCGACAAAGATCTCCGCGAGCCGTTGCCGCTCGTCTGGTTTGAGTTTTCCCATCTATTCGTCGTCGTGAAGTTCGTCCCAAGATATGAACCCTCGGTCCTCGTTCATTCTGTTAACGGCGAGAGCGATCGCCGTCGTAAAGTCGGCCATCATCTCCGGATCCAGGAGGAGGGCCTCGACGAGTGATTCGATCAGGAGGGCGCGCCGCTCTGGATCGTCGCGCGTGATGTAGATCGCCGCCTCTCCTTCGTCGTCGCAGTGGAACCAGATCGCGCAGTTCCTCGACTCCTCGAATACTTCGTCGAATAGAATCTCCGCGTATTCATCGACGCGCCTCTTATCCTTCAGGGTAAACTCTGGTTTCATCGACTTGAATTTCCCCCGAATCTAACCAGAGGCGGAGGTCGTGGACTTGTCGTTCCAAAACTTCGCACCGCTTCCGGAGATCCCGGAGTTCGATCTCTTGCTGGATATTCACGCGGCGGGCGGCGGAATGCGCCGCCGCCTCGCATCCGAGCGCGTCCTCCAGGTGGTGGGAGTCCTGGCAAAGTAGCCCGAGGAGGACCTGGGCCTTCTCGATCACGGCGCGGTCGGCTCTGGTCATTTGATCGCCCCGATCGTCGAGGTACGTCTCGGACCAGATCACGAACCCGCCCGAGTCGGTGCGGTGGATCATTCGGTCGAGGAAGGTCATCCCGTCAATTTTGTATTTCATTCGTTTGCAAAATAAAGGGAGGCCCCGAAGGACCTCCCGAGCGGGGCCGGTGTCGCCGCATTGAATCAAACCCGGCCGGAGAGATTGATCGATCTCTCCCGGTTCTTTGTCAGAGGTGCGAAGGGATCGCCGCCTTCGCCTCGAGAAATCCCAATTTCTGGAGATCCCGAAGATATCCCCGGTGTCGTTTGGTGTCGACGATCGCCGCCAGGCGTTGAACCAGCGCGAGGAACTTCTCCGGCTCAAAAGTTCCGAGGCGGCTCATCTCGACGACTCCGAAGACGCGAGGGATCTCTCCGCGGATGTGGTTCCGGTTTTGGAGGTTGTAGAGGTAGCGGAGACAGGTCGCCGAAATCGCGTACCCGACGGGGACGGATCTCTCGACCAGTCCCTGGGCGGACCTGGATCGCATCGTCGGCGCGTTCATCGGGTGAGGTCTTCGAGGTGACGGGCGGCGTAGTCCTTCGCGGACTGGAGTCCCTGGATCAGTCCGACGCGACCGCGGCCGTCGTGGATCTCGAACTCCGTCGCGTGTTCGGTGGGGAGTGGAAAGCCTCGAAGGAGGAGGAGGCGGCCTTCGTGGTGGGCGTAGTGGATCCCGGGTTCGTGGTGGGCGTACCAGGTGAGGGTGATCGTCTTCTTCATTTTGTTGGGGTTTCAGTTAGTGCCCCCGGGCGGATCCCGGGGGCGGTCTTCATTCAGTGGGAGGTCTTCAGGTGCAAATGAAACGGAGGTGGAGGCGGACCTGGGGACCTCCGGCGAGGATCGTCCGGGCGAAACACTGGCGGCCCTGGTCGTCCTGGATATGGAGGAGATAGTCGTCGCCGTCCTTTTCGAAGAAGATAACGCGAGCCGTCGATCCGTCGACTCCCTTCCGGGCGACCGCCTTCTCGAGAGTCGCGAGGCGTCCCATCCAGGACCGGAGGGCCATCTTCTCGAGTCGCTCGTCGCTCGGGTTTCCGTAGTCGGCCCCCACGCGACAGAGGAACGCCTTCGCCTTCGCGCCGCGTTCCTGGATCTGGCGGTGGTAGAGGTAACGATCGGCGACGTCCTGGTCTTCGTGATCCTGGAGGGACTGGAAGAACTCGCGACCGCGGCGGCCCCAGAGGCGAAGAGTCACGTCGCCGGGTTTCCACTCGTCGGAGTTGTAGGTCTTCCCGGCGCAGTTCTGAACGATCTCTTTGTCCTGGGTAAGTTCCCAGATCCAGAAAGCGAACTCGTCCTCCTCGCGTCGGGCGTCTGCACAGATCGCGCGGCGGCGGACGATCTCCTCGCGGGTCTCGACGATGTGCTGGGCGACGAACTCCTCCCGGACTGGTTCGAGGACTTCCTCGATCGTTTGGGTCTTCTTTTTGAATGGCATCACCTCGGCGAGACGTTCCTCGATCCGATTCTGGACCTCGGTCGATTCGAAGTTCATCGTCTGGTCTCCGGTGTTTAGGACGTGGAAGATCCCGGCGAGGTCGCGCTTCCATCCGCGGACCTGATTCTCGGCCACAATCTCGGCGAGTCCCTGGAGGAGAAGACGGAACTCCGTCGGAGACATCGCCGCGGATTGTTTCACGTGGACGGCTCCGGTGATGTAGTCCAATTCGGGGCGGATGTGCTTCCTCTCCTGGAGGTTTTGGATCCAGAGGGCGGTCTCGTTTGAGACGAGGTATCCCTGTTTTGGGGTGTTAAACTTCTGAATTTCAGCGAGTTGCGTCGCGGGGGCGGGGGTGTGTGTTTGATTCATACCGCAATGTAAGACAGATATCCCCACGATTTACACAATAGACCGAGAAAATCACCTCCGGGATCGTCTTCTCTTCGATTTCCAGACGGAGAAAGCGTTCAGCGTCGGGAACTTAAATTCCCCGAACAGGTCGTCGTGATCCTCTTCGAGTTCATAGTAAATGGCCGACGCCGTCCTTCCGTCTCCCAGGCGATCGAGGAACTCCTGGAGGAAGCCTTCCCGGGTGTATATGCGACGGGCGAGGAGGAGGCGATCTTCGGCGGACATCAGAGGAGACGGATCAAATCGTCCGGGAGGGGTTCGTTCGTTCCAGCGTCGAAGGTCATCCACTCCCCGAGGGCCATCACGGCGGCGACGACTCCGTCGACTTTGCCGGATCTGGATTTCGTTATCTTGACGTTCCCGGCCGGGTCATATTGGAGGGCGACGTTCCCGAAGTTCCACTCAGTCACAGGATCGCCGTCGTGTCGGATCAGGTTCCCCAGGATCAGACGTTCGAGCGTCTTCGTCGGGGCCGACTGGGAGACGAACCCCATCCCAAAGGGAGCGCAATCGATCCCGTCGTTCGTTAGGTCCGTGATCAGTTGGGAGGAGTTGTATCTGTCGAAGGCCAGGGCGCGGATCGTGTACTTTGTCGCCAGGCTGTCCGGATCCACGACGACGCGGCCGTCCTCCTGGATTTTGTGGCCCGTGATAAAGTGACGGACGAAATCGAAGTCCGTCACGTTTCCCGGCGTGACGTGGACGTTCGGCTGGGTGGCGAATGTTGCATATATCGAGGACTCGTCCGCCTCGAGTTTGCGCTCGATTGCGCGCTCTGGGAGGAAGTAGTGAACGCGGAGGAGGAACTCGTCCGTACCGATCGGGAAGATCAGGGCGCAAGCGGTGAAATCGGAGACGCTGGCGAGGTCCAGCCCCAGGAAGCAAACGGCCCCGGGTTCTGGTTCCCAGTCCGACGCGCAAGATCTCCAGGACTCGCGTCCGATCCATTCGCTGGAACTCGAGACGAACAGGTTCGCGTGTTTCGTTTGGAACTCGACGACGGCGCGGCCGCCGTGGTTCTGGGCTTGTTTGGACTGGCTGGCGAGATATTCCTCCGTGATCGAGGTCCCGAGGCCTGGGTTCGCCTTGATCCAGGTCGCGGGATCCTTCCAGTCGTCGCCCTCGTCCAGTTGGTAAATGAGGCAAAGGGTCCGATCGTCGTCCTTGATCCCGTCGAGGACATCCTTCCCGGTCTTCATTATTTGAGCGGCTGGGCCGTCGGGGATGAACCCGGCCGTCGTGATCGCCAGCGTCAACCCGTTCCGACGTGATCCCTGGGAGGACTTAATAACGCGAAGGAGATCTCCGTCTCGCATTCCGTGAAGTTCGTCCACGACTCCCAGGTTCAGGGAGAGCCCGTCCAGGCGATTGGAGTCACTGGCGAGGGGTTTCATCGTCGAGTCCCTGGGTCCCTGGATATCGTGACGGCGGACATCGAACCGGCGAGAGAGGGACGAGTTCGCCGAGATCATTCGGCGGACCTCGTCGAACCCGATCCGGGCCTGGTCTCGTTTGGTTGCGGCGAAGACATACTCCCCGGCGGCGTCGTCGTCGAGGACGGCCATCGCGACGGCGATCGCGGCGGCGAGTTGGGTCTTCCCTGATTTTCTGGCGACGAACAGGGCGGCGGTCCGGTAGCGTCGGAGATCCGTTCCTCGTTCCTTCCATCCGAAGAGGTTCGCGACGAGGTAGGCCTGCCAGTCCGAAAGGATGAAGGGCCTCCCGGCCCACTCTCCCCGAGTGTGGGACGTGAAGGTCTGGATAAATTCCAGGAAGCGGATCGCCTCGGCGGTGTCGAACCACCAGCGAAGGCCGTCGTCCAGGATCTCGTCGATGAAGGTTTCGACGTGCTTCCGAACGTACTCGCCCACGATCACGCGATCGGCGAGGACGTCCTCCGCGTATCTCTTCCAGCCGTCGAGGTTTGGATCACTGGAGGAACTGGTCGAGGTCATCGCCTTCCGTTTGTTTGGTGTTCGTAGCGGAGGCGGCCGTCGCGGCTCCGAATAGTTTCGCGCGGTCCAGGGGAGAGAGTCCCAGGCGGGCGCAAAGTTTCAGGACCGAGGCCTCGATCCGATCCTTCGCGGTCTGGAGGCCGGAGATATTGGAGGACCCGTTCTCGAAGGTTTGGATCACGTCGTCGACTCCCTGGATCTGGTCCGAGATGGAGATCCAGAGGGTGAGGTTCTTTGCAAGCATTGTCAGCGCGAGAGAGTCCACGACCTCGAGGAGTCCCTTCGCGTCCAGGAAGTCGGCGATCGCGTCGAAGTATTCGCGAGCCTGGGGAGTGAGGTCAGCGATCGGGCGGATCTCTCCGCGCTGGATTTTGTGGGTATCCTTTGGGGATTCCTGGTTCTCCTTTGTTGCCTGGCGTCGTCCATCCTCGAGAGCCTGGAGGGCTCGGATCCTCTCGTCGGTCTTGTCACTCATTGGGCCGAAGATCGGACGCCTCGGTCGTCGCCCGACGGGGTGGGGGTGAAGTCACTCCCCCCCCCTCGAATCGTTGCAAGTGTTTGCGAGCCTCCACCGCGTCATG